AGATTAGATGGAATATAATACGGATACGAATACAATACAATTAACCATAAAGTGAACGCATTTCGCTATATGTCATATTTCTACCTGTCGCATTTTTAAATTCATCGTTACCTTCATTTATAATCTGCATTAGTGTTTCTTCAGAAACATTTTTTGCATTCATTAAATCTTCTACTTTTTGTTCACCTTCTAATTCTAATTTTTTACATAGTTCTTTTGCAGATTCGATACCATTTGGTGTTTGCATTTATATAATATTTATACAATATTGCATTTATATATATTTATATATATATATTTTAAATTTAAAATATATTTTTTAAATTTAAAATAATTTTTTTAAAAATTGAACATTTAAATAGATAGAATTCAAATTATAACACAACCAACTCAAAACCAACTCAAACAAAACCAATTCCGTAATAAAATAAAACAAACAAAAACATGAATTTTACAGCCGCAAACGCATACATCACTTCTCCGGATGTCGCATCTTTGAATACAACATCCGATAATGTTCATGATAACTTATGGCCTATATTTCAGCAATTACTGGAAACAAATTATGAAATGCTCATTCAAACAAGTGAATGGATATATGCCAAGTCATTTAAATTCGCCGTCGATTCAATAATAAAAGAACATGCCGTTACAATCAGTGACATTTTAGAAAGACAATATCTTCAAAAGAATTTCTGTTTCTATTTTATAATGCACATTCATCATTAATCTAAAATGAAAAAAGTGTGAAATGACTGAATTAAAAATAATTACGATTATTCTAAATATGCATTCGAATATTTGAACACGTAATACGCGACGAGCGATATTGATAGTAGCATTGGCAATGTTTCATACGGCAAATTTGCAGTTTTTAAAATAATAAATGCAGACGATATCGGATTTCCAAAAATTGTGCTAAAGAATGCCGTAATGCCTACAATAATAGATTGCGTGTGAGGAACTGTTGTATAGCTATCATACACGCTTCCAATTCCACCTCCAATCGACATGAAAATAAATTTTTGTCCGCCTGGACACCCTGCAATAAATGTCAAAATCACATTCATAATCATTCCAAATAAAATCTTGAAATTGTATACACACGTGTCATAAAATTCGCAATTCAGAAGTTTTATTCCGCTACCCGTTATTTCGTCTCCGTATTTCGACAACGCATTAATCAGCGCAGCAACACAAAACCCGAAAATGATGGGAAGAATATTCAACAGCACCTTGCTCTTGTTAACAAGCGACCTCACTCCATAAAAAAGTGATGTCATGATCGCCATTAAAATGGATGCAGTCAGTCCACAAATTATAGCTAAAATTAAATACTGTATCGTATGCGATACACTATAAGCGAATGACACCGGAGGATCTTGAAACAAATTATTGCTTATATCGACCAACGAATATGCGACAATAATTCCAACACAGCAATATATGACATTCGATGCGATGTTTGCAGAACCGTCCCGTATCGATTTTTCTAATACTAATATGAGTGAAGCTAGGGGCGAGTGAAAAAGTATAGTAATTCCAAAAATATATCCTAAATACAGTAAACTTTCAAAATTTAATTCTAAACTGTAATTTTTAAAAACGCCTTTAAAAAGGTTGTAAGCATATAGTAATAGTATCATTGACATATAAATAATGGGCGTCTCGGGACCAAGAGCTCCGCCGGCATATATGGCAATCAAACTGCCTGCAACGATTGACAAGAGAGAAGGAAACGGAAAATCTTTTTTGAAATAATTGGGATAATCTAAATTTTTAAATAGGTTGTGTATATTTGAATATAGTGGACCATTTGCGTTTTTAAATAGAAATGTCCTGGATGCAACCCAAAACAGTAAAGGTGTTAACAAGTACATGACCCTAGAATTCTTAAAAATATTCAGTTTCGCTTCAGAAGATAAATTGAGAAATGCATGCTTATATAAAATACAAAGGTACCCAATGCAATAAAGCGAAATCACAATAAAAATAAAAGTTATAACACTTTTAATGAATTGCATTCATTCATATATATGTTATTAATATAATTATTAAATATTAAATATTATATTAATTACTTTACAACCCCCATTTATTATTTTTATTTATTTATTTATATATAATGAATTTCTCTCTAATCTCTCTAAAAATAAAATGATAATCTTTTATAATAATCGGACATAACATAGACCGACGGTTCATAATTTATAAAGGTATTTCATTTTTGTTTGTAGAGAGATTAGAGAGAAAATACTAAAATGTAAATAAATAAAAATAAAAACAATAAAAAACTACATCATATAATGGGGACATTGTTTCCCTTTCCTCTTTATAGGGATAGGTTATTTCCACGGCAAATTCTTCAATACATTTAAAACATTCTCATTCTCATCATGTTTTATCTCTCTAACATATTTTGTCGGATTCTTTGAAATGTCGATCAATAGCGCACAATCTCGTTTAAGATTTCCACTCAAATGAACCACTTGTTCAGGAAAATATGTATCGATTTCGACACACCCTAAATAAATCGGAGTTGTATCGCAAATAAAACAATTGCTTATTTTTTCCGAAAAGTAATGCGGATGCTGATAATTTTCAATGCAAATACTTAATGTGTATGATTCGTACGGCTCCTTGTCTTTGAATGGTCCTTTAATATTTGCATGATTCGGGAAACGGGTTGAATGCGGAGTTGTCCCATTTCCCCAAACATCGATTGGCAGATTGTTTATCAAAATAAACGATGCAAGCTTATGACGATATGCATTTCCTGGCGCTTGTATTTTATTTGATACGATGATTGAAATCGGATTTTTTGCATTTTTTATACATTGTTTTAATGGATGCGTAGTGTGCCACATGAATCCATGATGCTCTTTAAATAATTCACTGGTAAGATTTGGATGTTTGTGTCCTATATAATAGAGACCAATGCGCTTTTCTGCAAATCGAATAAAATCATACGAGAGTCGTAAATATGGAATGGGTTCAAATGCTAATCCAAGTACGCGATCCGGAGGTACTGAAATATTGGGAACGATTGGGCAGTTCAACAAGATGACATGAGTATATGTTTCATTTGTCGTAATATACAAATACTTATTTGGCCCATAGTTGTCCATTCTATTGACTCTGCACATTTCTTCGTATTGGTGTTTGCACCATTCGGAACTGCAAAAATCGGAGAAGAATTTAATGCGCATATATTTATCTTCAAAATAATTTTTAGAATCTATGAAAAATGAATGATCGCACGTTTTGTGTTCGTGCATAAATGTTAGTTTACTTTGCAGGGACGTTTCGACGAGAGCGTAATTAAAAACGCGATTACTATTATTATTAATATTTCCATTATTATTATTATTATTATTATTATTTTGATTCAAAGGTGAATAATGAATGCAATAAATATTAGATTCTGTTAGTGTCATAAAAAGCAATAGCGAGTGAAACTGTGCCATTATTGTATTATTTTCAGAATGTATTATGCGGAAGTTTTTATCATTGCATTGCGCGCACTCCTTTTGAAAGATAGTTTCATCGTAATGTTGAAATAATTCTCTCTTTATTAAAATTGTAGAAAACACGAATGGACACGATTTAAATAAAGACGATTCTATTTTTTTTACTGTCCGCACATTTGTGGCAAGTATGCGCTCATTCGAAGGGGTGCAATCGCACCCGATAATGTCATAATTATTCGACTGCATCAAATTATACTGTATTTGCAATTTATTCGCATTCCATATATCATTTTCAAGGTCAAAAATAGATATATATTTACATTCGGGACAAATTATATTATTATTATTATTATTATCATCATTATCGTTATTCTTATTTAGTGCAAATAAAGTATTTAAATTCAAGTAAGAATCGGAAGTGTAAACAATTTTTATTCTCGGATCTTCACTGTGATCATGATCAAATGAAACATTTTCAACATTTGTAACAAGTAATAATTGCCAATCAGTATACGTTTGATTTAAAATAGATGTTTTTATAGATGAAAATAGAGAGATTGTATTATTACCATTATTATTATTACATTTAATAAAATGATTCGGTATAAATGAAAATATGGTTATCATATTTATAATATTTATTTTGATATTGATTTAATAAATATTATATTTTTATATATTTTATTTTAGTATAATATATATATTTTATTTTAGTATAATATATATAGGTACAATTTGCTTTTTTGGAAGCACATTCATTGAACGGAACTTTGGGAGCACAAGCCCTCGTTTTTTTTGTACTGGGACGCCCGCGTTTCTTAGGAGAAGCAAAAAGTTTGGAAGCGTTGTAAGTTGGCATACCATAGTTATTTATTTTTTCCTATATTTGTTGATTGAATCGTTCACTCAGTAAAATATAGGCGGTAATATGTAACGCTAATCTAGCATCAAACGTCATGAAACAACAAAATAAATAAAACAGTGCGACACTTTGTATCTTATTCGTAGATGTAAACCCTATTGTAAACCCTATAGCACACATGGATAATGAAATGGGAAACCCTAACGTTGGTAAATAGTTTGTCATTTGATAATACATGGAATACGGTATAAATAGTTGAAGAATGGTTTGAATCGATGTTCCTCGTAATTGATTACACAAAGTAGGTTTTTCTACTTGATCGGATTCTGCTTTGATATATTGAAATCCAACCATGTATCGTTTTGTATTCGGATCATTCGATTGTTCTACCCCATGATGTGTTGTTGTACCTCGAAATAGAATACCATCTTTGATTTGAAAATGTACTTTTTGTAACTCCCCTTGTGAATCACGATAACAAAAGGGAGGTATTGTACCTGCGCCATCATACAATATCAAAGAACGAAAACAATCCGGATGTTCTGTATCATAATGAAATCCAAACTGTGCATTTGCACCTTCATACCGAAGTAAAATGGCACGAAAGTTTGTATCTCCTAACCGTAACTTTGTACCAGTTACTTTATTGAATAGTGGTATCAAACTATTTCCCATTTCTTCCAATTTGATTTGTAACTCTTTATCCATGTTATTGAAATAAAGAGTATCTCTGGGTGAATATTGTCCGCCTAACAAAAGAGACCATTTTGTAGTATTCAAAGCGGTATCCTTCTTTTCAAATGTTAGTCCTTGTAAGTAAGCAACTTGCTCATCGGTTAAGATTTGTCTTACTTCATTCAAAAGCGGTATCTTGCGTGGATTATAATTATTATTAGATAAATGATGGTAAACACGACGAAAAATATTTTCACCCCATAATTGGATTCCAAAAAGATCATCTAGGATGATATATTCCATAAGTTTATATGTAAAAAATATATTTAAATTGTAAATCAATATTTTTTTAGTTAATTATGTTATATATATAAAAAAAAGATATAAAATTTTTATTTTAATTTTTTTTATAGTTTTATAATTATAATAATCATAAAAATATAATAATTATTATAATAATGATACTTTCAAATCGTGTTTTAAATCGTATATTCCTAAAACATCCAGAAGAACAAAATATGACATATATTGAACATTTGAAACATGCGTGCTCCTACGCACTTCAAGCGTTTGGATGTTCTCTTATATTTGTAGTTCACGGATTTATACCATGTTTATTCGAAAAAACTGGCTCTACTATGATACAACAGTTGAATTATAAGTTAAATGGAATAAGTAAAGAACACGTCTCTTCTTGATATATATAATTTTAATACACACATATGCTATAAAATTATATATATATCCCCGCCTAAAAGTCCAGACAATGTGTGTATTCCATCATTTGTACAGCAGATTCGAGCCCCCTCCACTATCGCTGCCATTCGTGCAACTTTAAACGGGAGAACTATTGGGATTGGAGGCCCGAATATAACATTCTGTTTCATTTAGTAATTTATTAATTCTAATTCTAGTAAAACTTAGTATGAACAATAAAAAAAACAGTAAAAACAAAAACAATCAAACCAGAAAAAAATTCAGAGGAAATGTAAAAAAACGTGTTGTGGGCGGTTCTTCATATGAACAAAAAGGCATTGCTGCTCAACTTCGTCCATCTACGCCTCATAATAGTGTGCTGCGTAAAAAATTAAATGAGATTGTACACAGCGGAGATTTTTATGAATCCAAAGACCGGAATAGTTTTTTAAATTTGGATAACGACTTTGATTCTCAAGCGGAAGAAATATTAAATGAAGCGGTGGATTATATCAAGAATCAAAAAGATCTAAATACAAAAATAAAAAAAAGAGTACTAAATGGAATTCTTCCTATCCAAACAACCGCAACAACAACTGCGACTCATACAAATTCTCATGCGAAAACGTATAGAACACCTACAAAAACGTCTACATCAAAGAATGCAAAAACAAGAACAATATTTAGAAGAAGAAATAAAACAAAAAGTATAAGATAATGATAATAATATATATATATTATATATATCATTAATATGTATTTCAATATTAAACCCAGAGTTCTTAAAAAAATATATATAAAAAATAAAATCAATTTTAATAAACCATATACATCTCTTAAAAATAATTATAAGAGTGTAGTTCCATTAAATATATATCAAACATGGTTTACAAAAGATTTGCCTCCAAAATTGAGACAAAGAGTTGAATTATTAAAATTTCAAAACCCTCAATTTAATCATCATTTATTTGATGATAACGACTGCAGAGAATTTATAAAAACACATTTTAAATCTGACGTTCTTGGCGCATACGACACATTAATTCCTGGCGCATATAAAGCCGACTTATGGAGATTATGTGTATTATTTATAAATGGAGGTATTTATCTTGATACTAAATTATGTTGTGTAAATGGATTTAAATTAATTGAACTTACAGAAAAAGAACATTTTGTACAAGATAGGTATCCAAAATCTATATTTAGCTCTTTGATGGTTTGTAAAAAAGGCAATATATTTTTATACAATTCAATAATGCAAATTGTTACCAATGTTAAAAATAGATACTATGGTGCTTGTCCTTTATCTCCAACAGGACCTATAATGCTCGGATCGGTAATCATAAATAATAAACTCGGTATAAATGATGGTATCAATGTTGATATGGTACATTATGGTGGAGGGGGGTATATTATATATAAAAATGTTTTTGTTATTTCAACCACATATCCAGAATACAATATCGAAAGATACATTCAAAATAATAAAATAAATAAAAAAAAATATGACATCATGTGGGAAGAGCGGAACATTTATAAATAAAATGTAGTAGTAGTAGGTAGTAGTAATGTAACTAAATATCTAAACTAATGGATGTTCTCTCCGACTTCTGTTTGCGTTTGCTCTTGCTCGGAAAATTATCATTCTTCATTTCATTCAAATCAGATGCGCTAATCGTGCTTCCACCTGCATTTGAATTTTTATCCTTTTCCTTTATTCCAGATGCCACCGTTGCCGAATTGTTACTGTCAACCGACACCGTCTTGGTTTTTAGTCCCGATAAAAGCGACGAAATATCAGAAGGCCCTTTCATTTCAGGTCGCAAACTTTGCTGTATCGTTTGCGACATATTACCGCGACCCATTAAAATATCCGGCCTGGTATTTGTCAAATCTCCTGGACGTCTGGGCGGCGGAGGTGCGCCATCACCTTTAGTTTGAATTGGTGGAGGCGGAGCACGTTGCGGAACTGTTGGCATTGGCATCGGCATCGGCATATTCATTTGTTGTGCCGGATTATACTGAGGTTGATGCGAAAACGGCGCATTGGCATTTGATGAGGAGCGAGAGGATGACAACCCTGCAATATCATTCATGAAATTGCCAAACCCGCTGTTACCGCCATTGCTATTAGTAGGACCGCGATTTGAGTTTGACATGGATGACACTGCTGCCTGAGTGAACTGCTGCATTAGTTCCGGGTTTTGGCGCATAATATCATCCATTCCCGGCATGGCAGATTTAAACATGGTGTTTGTCATGTGCAGCATGATCGCGCTTCCGCCCAGCTGAAACAGCAGCTTGAGTTCCGGTGCCATTTTTGCCTTCGACTTGTATTTCTCGTGCAGCTCTCCAAAAATTTCATCGTAATCGTCAATGTTCTCATTCACTTGTTCTGACCAACCATCCAACTTCAAATCAAATGGATCGAATTTATTATTCAAAAACTCGATTCCGGTAATGCACGCCATCAACATTTTCCCCTGAAATTTAACGCTGTTTCTGCGCTCTCGTTCTTCAACGTGCGTTTCATATTCGCCCTTCATTTCCGAGAGCGATGACTCCATGTCATACTTCTTCGTCAATCGAATTCCCTTTTTTTCCAAATCTTCCAATTTTTTAATGTATTTGAATTTCTCTCGAAGCAGCTCCTCCTTTGTTAGCTGCGGCTGCGAATCAATCGGCACATCCGGATGAATCGGAATATTGCTGAATTTTCCAAATCCGTCCCACGTCGGTTTATCATCGTCAAACAGTGCCGTTGATGCGCCTACACCACCCCCAGCGCTGTTGTTGTTGCTACTGCTGCTGTTACCCAATCCATCCCCTCCATTATAATCATTATTAGCACCGCCAATGCTCCCTGAAAGTGAGTCATGTTTGTGAACATTAAATGTGGCGGATGACGATGAGGATGACGATGAGGATGACGATCCTGATCCAAACAAGTCCGATCGCATCTCTTTAACGTTTCTCGAAGATGAAGAAGAGTCCATATCGCGCAAATCATCCTCTAAACTTGTTATATCATCTAAATGAATATTTGTCGAACTACCTTTATCTCCTCCCGACTTAAATCGGTCATTCATGAGTAGCTCTAACCCTCCTCCAAAATTTGACGATTTTACTCCGCCAATTTTATTTCCGCCATTTCCAATATCCAAAGATCCTAAATCTATAATTTCGGGTTCCATTATTATTAATATTTAAATTATAACTTTTATTTTTAAGTCATACGCATATTAATTATATTATAATATTTTGTATAAAAAATTATAAAATTTGGTTTCGAATAATTTTGTAATTATTGATATGACGAAGACGAATAATTTTGTAATTATTGATATGACGAATAATTTTGTAAAAAGGTATCCAAATCGAAACTACTTTGGTTATATTTCAAGTGCGCGTAATAATATCCTTGAAGAAAACAATCCGCTAAATCATCGCGCTTTTTATGTTTATCATAATCTGTTATCCAAATATGTAAACTTTGATAAAACATTAAAAGAGACCTGCATACTTTTTTACCTGCATCCTTTCTCATTTTATATAATTTTTTTTCAGTTTCTATAACATTTTCCAATTCATTGTTCTGGATTTGGTTTTGAATTACGCTTTTAAATAATTTCAGTTTATTTGTTGCAGAAATAAATTCTATTTTCGTTATATCTCGCATAATAAAGTATTGCGAAATCATTCCTTGTAAAACATTCATTCTTCCTGCCAAATTACCAATTTGATTTTCGATAATGATTGCATCGATTTTATCAATATATTCTTTAAAAATAGAATCAAAATGACCTTTCAAATTTATACCGAGATCAACAATGTCAATTTTATTACATGAGATCTTTTTATTTATTATGGAAAGCGGAATCAAATACGGATTTTGTCCATTTTTCGAATTGGATTTAAGGAGTCGTGTATGCATCGGCAGTTGCGTCTCTTCTGCGTGTTTTTTGCAATATTTTTTTACATCTTCGGGCAACATTGTATTCGAGTGTGTGCAACAACTCGCAATTTTTTTGCATTTGCAACACTGTTTTAAAGATGTGGTTACTGACGTGGTTGCTGACGTGGTTGCTGACGTGGTTACTGACGTGGTTGCTGACGTGATTGCTGATGTCGTTACTATTTCTGAACTTGTTGTCGATAAATCAACAACATCCCATTTTAATATTTGTAAAAAATCAACATCATCGGGTTGTTTCTCTTGTTCCTCTAGTTGTTTTTCCAAATTTATTGAAATTAAACAATATGCAAGGTTTTTAATGCCAACATCAAAACTTATAATAATCATATTATTATCCTTCCTAGTATTATGTATTTATTATCATTATTATTATTAATTAAAACTAGTAAAAAATAAAATTAAAATAATTTAGTAAATATTGACTTACAAATTCAAATACCAATTATTAATTATTTACAAATTTTACAAATGAATAAATTTATTAAAATGTTGTGTAATAATAACGAATCAACAACGAATATAACAATATAACAACCAATATAACAACATTATTAAATAAATTAATTAAAATATTTTATATTAGTCACATATTCATGTCTTCGCCTTCGTCATCGCCTTCGTTATCGCCTTCATTTTCTTTCAACATACTTGATAAAGTTTCTGATATTTACGATAATCAAACATTTTTAGAACGATATGGTGAGTATGTCTTCATTGCCATCATCATATGTATTTCGTTCATACTAGTTATAACATATATTCACATTAAGATTAATATTGAACAAATACGAGCCGATTGGAATAATCAGAAATGCAAACCGAATATTATGCCGTTTGCCGGAATGATTAATGCGCCCGACAACATGTCAAAAATGGAATATGCTGAAAAGAATTTTGCAGAATGCACTCAAAACATTTTAACAGACATTTCGGATATTGCGCTCATACCGGTCCATTATACAATAAGCATCGTGACCGCAACTGTCGGCGAAATTTCAAGCATTATTAATGACATGCGCGAACTAGTAAATAAAATACGAAATTCGGTTTCCGATATCACATCAGACATCATGTCCCGAATCTTAAATATTATGACGCCGCTCACAGAAACTATTATTACTGTGAAATCTCTGATGGGAAAATCAAACGGCGTTATGACGGCTATAATTTATACACTTTTTGGCATATATTTAGCAATAAAAAGTGTAATTGGTTCCATTCTTGAAATTGTTATTCTTATTTTAATTGCTATGGCGGCGGCAATTATTTTGTTATTCTTTATACCAATTGTGGGCGATATTTTGGCAGCCGCAGGAATTGTATTTTTTATTGCAATATCCATTCCTATGGGATATTTAATCGGATTTTCGAATAATGTACTCAATGTTCACTCATCAAGAAGCATTCCTGAAGTTCCGGGTTAATTAATTCCAAGTTTTTATTATTAATTTGAATTATTATTATTATTTTTAATTTTATTTTAGGAGAAATTAAAATTAAATAAAGGGGCGAATGAATGAAAATAAAATATTTAATTATTTTTATCTTTTATATATGTATAAATAAATATACATATATATAATATTTTATAAAATGGAAATAAAAGTATTTGGATATGAAGTGCGAGTTGAAATTGTGGTCGCTTGCATAATCATTGGTATGGTTGCAGGTCTCTTCATGTTTTGTGATTGTTTTCAATACAGTATTTTAGAAGGAATGCGACAGAGTACAGGAGGAAAAGGAAAAAAGAGGGCAGAAGGATTCCTTGGACCGAAAGAAGGATTTACTAATTTAAACAATAACGATTTGCACATTAACAATTCATACACGATGGGTTGGGTTCAAAAGGCAAAACAGTATGCATCCGGTATGGGTTACAAGAACAAGCTGAACAGCTACAAGGACAATGTCGGAACACCGGTTCCTTTGCCTGAAGGCGAACTCTTCTTTTTTGCAGATAATAAATTCAAACCGGAATGCTGCCCCTCCACGTATTCCGACAGCACGGGATGCGCTTGCTTGAGCCAGGATCAAGTGACTTATATTAACGAGCGGGGCGGCAACCGAACGTTTGGCCCCACCGAATTTTAGAAACATATAGCAATATAAAGATTATTCAAAATTTAACAAAATTTAACAAAATTTAACAAAATTTAACAAAATTTAACAAAAAATAATAATTAAATAAATTAATTCATAATAAATTAATTTATTATATATATACTGTAGTAAGTAAATATTATAAATAAAATATTATAAATAGAGTAAAAAGAAAATGTCGATAACATCAACAAAAAAACCCATTGGGTGCAGAGCATGCGGCGCTTTTCCCAGCTATCAAGAGTATACCGGACCGAAAATTAGCATTCAAAACAATATATACAATATGAAACGAATTGAAAACACGGTGGGCGTGCCGTCATCTGAATACACATTGAATAAATCCACGCTGAATGTGTACACGCCTCCCAAAAGTCAATTCGCATATGTGAACTGGAACCAAATGAGCGATAGAGCTGTTCCTGGCGTAACAAGATCGGTTGTGCCATCGCACGGCAACTCGACTAAACATTCGCTGACTCGGATGCGTCCAGGAAGCACGTCTGCTCCCGGTAAAGGCGTCGATATGAAACACGGCTCTTATGATCGCTACTTGGCCCGTTTGAAAGGCAAATCTGTTTTACGAACCAGTCCCGATCCGAATAGTGCGAAAGTTGTTAATAATGCGAAAATTATTAAATGGGGAGTTGCTTATAGCGAGAGCTGTATAAGTAAATGTTGAATGAATATTATTTTTTACTATTTTTATTTTATTTGATTATTATATAAAAATAAAATAAAACGAATGAAAATAAAAACAATTGAACCCGGAGTTTTAACTGTAGCAGTTTATACAGGGCTTCCACCTTTTGTATTGAAAAATGATAATGGGACTATTCTTGGAACAGATGTTCAATATTTGGAAAAATTTGCAAAACAATATAATTTAGAAATAAAATTTATTGTAGTAGAACAATTCGATAACATATGGAAATTACCAGGACAAAATAATATATGCGACATGGCTGCTGCAGGAATAAGTTTTTTAAAAAATAGAGTAGAGGAAAGTCCAGGAACGGTGTGGTCTATACCATATTATTATACTCAAAGAAGTTACATTACTTTAAGAGAAAATAGTATTACAAAAGTTGAAGATCTTAGTGGAAAAACAGTAAGTGTTGCGAGAGATTCGGCTGCCGATCAAGATTTATTAGAACAAATTCGAAAATATAATGTTCAAAATGTAAATATACAATATTCTGATAGTAAAATCATTTCAGGTCAACGGGTATCCGAAGGAAAAGTATTCGCTAGTGGAGCCGGACTATTAACTAATCAATATGTAGCTTCAAAATATAGCAACACGCACATTCAATGGATTCATGATATACTTTTACCTTCAGGAAAAACTGGAAGTGAACCTTTTTCTTTTCCTACAAGAACAAAAAGCAAGGGATTAGTGGAAGAATTAAACAAATTTATAAAAGAGAATACGTATGATACAAATGTTATTCCTGTACCTCCTCCTGCCCCTGTACCCGTTTCTCCCAATTTTGACCAAGTCGTTCAAGGTAATGTCGATATCAAGCAACTAAGCGGAAAAAAATATAAAATTACATTTAGCGAAATTAGAAAATTTCTTTTATATCAAATTTGGTCGAATAGTTCTCAACAATTAAATGAAAATCGTAAAGTGTTTTATCAAAATGTGAAATTATGGATAGAAAATTATAATTTGTTAAATGACTCATTAAAAGCATTCAATAAACCCTTGTTTACACCTACTACCGTGATGGAAATTGGTAACAAAAAATATATATTTGTACTCAATAAAGTAAAAATAAACAGTAACGGCCACGTTGTTTTCAAGGTGTCCACTAAAGAAATTAAATTATCAGAGAAAAAAATGTTGAAACTTCCACACGGGCACCATGACAGGGTGAGGTTTGATATTGACACCACTGTTTACTGTTATGGTGACGGAATATCTCCGAGTGCAAGCTTTGAATATGCTTCGTGTATTGACAAAGCAGCTGGAAATAATAATATGTTAACTTGTTATAACACATGTTTATCTAAAAACCCAGTATCTTCTTCTAATATTGGAACTAGTAATTATGGTGCAACTCCAAATCCAATAACAAATAATTATATAATTTGTACTTTGAATTGTTTAAATAATGGAGTTCCCAATTAAATTTTTTACTACTATTTCATTGTATTATTATTATTATCTTGTCTGTATCAATTCACGTACTTACGTGTACATGAACATGGGAGGACTGTTCGTCTCCGCCTTTTTAATCATAATGTCGACAACGCTGCTGGTAACCGTGAACGGAAATGTCACATCGATGGAACTGGAATCCTTGTCAAACAACTTGCTTCCCGGTTTCATCAAGCGGTACAAATTCAGCTTGGTAAAGATAATCTCCAAACAGCGTTTCAAATTGCGCACACCATCCTCCTTATCCGTGTGATGCTCGACCATGTATTCAATCGTCTCATCCGGAATAATAATTTGGTCCGGCTTGAATGCCACCTCCGACTGAATTTTCGGAATCAAATACTTTTGCGCAATGTGCGTCTTGTCCTTCTTAGCATACCCGTTGGTGTGAATGCGGTACATTCTGTCAAGGAGAATTGGGTTGACTTTTGATTCGTCATTGTAGCTGAAAATAAAGAGACACTTGCTCAAATCAAACGGAATTTCCGAAAAATACTTGTCGTGGAATTGACTGTTCTGAGACGTATCCGTCAAATGTGTCAGAATTCCCGTAATCTCTTCACCCTTTGGCGTGTTGCTCAGCTTATCCAACTCGTCAAAGAAGATCACCGGATTCATCGATTTGCAACGAATCAAAATATCAACAATTTTGCCCCATGTGCTGCCCTCATACGTGTACGAGTGTCCCTCCATGAAACTGCTGTCCGTTGCACCACCCAGCGCGATGAATGCGAAATCCCTGCCCAAAATCTTGCTAATTCCTTCCTTTACCAGCGTCGTTTTACCGGTTCCGGGCGGACCCTTGATTGCAATTGCCGAACCAAGCGCATTCGGATTCGATATCCACTGACCCACCATTTGCATGATTTGCATCTTGGCATCATTAAGACCGTACACTGCCGAATCCAGTATATCCTTTGCCGACTCCATGAATGCATTACATTGTTCAACACCAACATCCATCGTAATCGGGAGCGCCCTGTGCACTCCAAACGGAATTGTCATAAACGTGTCGACCCAATTCTTCACCTTGAAGTACTCACCGGAACACGTGTCCATGTAGCGCAAATTTTGAATACGTTTTAGCGCGATTGCCTTGTATTGCTGAGGGATTTTTGACTCCAGCAAAGTCAGGCGATATGGTTTGTCAACCAACATTAATTTGTTTAGTTCGCTCAATTCCGTTAATACTTCAACCTGTTTTTCGCTGGACAAATATTTTTTGAAATACTTGAGATCGTTGGCTGAATTCTTTTGCTGTAGCAAACGCCCAAATTTCCTTGTATTGCTTCGCATCTTTTTAACGCTCTTCTCTTTCCTGGAACGCTTGATCTTTTCCTCCCTTTCAATCATTTGATCCAGCGTCGTCCTTGCAATCTTATTGTTCTTGTCTTTCGCAAGTATCGCCTCCATTTGCGCCTTGATTGTCTGAATTGTTGCTTCATCTTCGGTACCAAATTCTTCCTCTTTGTCTTTTTCTTCCTTCTTGTCTTTTTCTTCCTTCTTGTCTTTTTCTTCATTCTTGTCTTTGCTCTCCTTTTCCTTTGATGAAATTTTATCATATACGGACTTCCCATTCAATGTAAAGCTAATATTGTCAACAGCAGAAGCAAAGTCAGATTTAGAATCCAGTTTCTCTTTGTTTAGTTTTTCATTCATTTTATATTTGTCGTCGTCGTCTTCGCCTTCGTCATCACTCTCATCATCACTCTCATCTTCACCACTTTCTCTGTACGTCTCATCACTACCGCTCGAACCTTCTTGATCAGACGAAATGGATTCGTCGTCATAAACGGAATCATCCAGTGCAGAGTCGTCATCATACTCATCCGACAGATTTTCAAACGGTTCCTGAAGATTAATTACAATATTATAATTACCTTTTGGCTCCTCCTTTTCCTTTGTTTTGGCCACAACCTCCTGGTCCTCCTCCTCCTCATCGTGAATGTACTTTCGTCGCTTGTTCTGATTGTTGGGTGGCTTTGGTAATTCTTCCAGGTCTGCAGGTTTCGAATTCAATCTTGCACTCCTTCTTGTTTTGGGAGGAGATGGATTCTTATTTTTTTTATTTTCGTTGGATTGTTTGTATTCGTTGGACAATAAGCTTGCCTTAGTTGTCGCATATTTCGAAGGAAACAATTCTGCAAGAAGTTTAGCATACTCCGCCTTGTCAAAATGTTCCGTCTTGTATTTTTTGGGCGACGATTTTTTCGATGCTGGTGATGACGGTGATGATGAAAATGATGAGTTGTTGTCACAACTGCTACCTTGATCCTCACTGTCATTAGTTCCATCATCTTTTGAACGCCGATATTGAAGAATTGGTTTTTCTGCCTTTTTCAAATCGTTGGCAGTTTTATCCTTTTTTTTTCCCGCTGTCGCCGTCTGTAATTTATTATTCTGATTCTGTGACATGTGAACTCGGTTTGCGATTGATCTTTATTACATGTAATCGTATGATGCTTTTATTTCAATTTTTATAATAATATATTTTAATAAAATGTAAATGTTTTAATAAAATGTATTATTATAAAAATTGAAATAAAATGAATAATATATTTTAATTTATTTATTTTATTTTCTTTAGCAAATATATAAATAAATAATTAAATATGGCCAAGTATAGTAAAACTTCTCGTCGAAGTCGCGGACAAAGACGCGGTAGTAAACGCAGTCAAAGACGCAGTCAAAGACGCACTCAAAGACGCAGTCAAAGAGGCGGATCACCCCGAGGATACGGACCTAACAATCCTCTTGGAAGTCCTGTAAGAATGTAATAATAATGTAATAAAATGTAAAAATTTTAATAAAATGTAAAAATTTTAATAAAATTTAATAAAATAAAAAATATATTATAAAATTGATTTATTATGAATCAATATGATATATGTATAGAGATATACAGACCATAATGTCACTCGAATTATTATCGAAAATCGAAGCTGGTGGATGCTATGGAAAAATGAAAATTGAAAATGGGAAAATCGTATTCGAATGTGTTACGACTCATACTTCTCCTCCTTTTAAATTATTTGATCCTGTTCTCGCACCTCATCTGGTTCCCGCACCTAGTGCACCACCACTTGTCGAAGACAGTCGAATCATCGATGAATTGCGAGATGAATTACGGGAAACAAAGCAACGGTTGGCCGTTCTAGAACAACAAGTTGCACAATTGTTTCAGTTTCGGGAGGCGGTACATATGCCAGGAATAAACAACCGGTACAAAGGTCGGATCGACTTTTACAATTTCAATACCACTTTTATAAAGTTTTATGACGTGAGAAATTCAAATTCAGCGTTTATGGCTTATAATGTAAAGATTGGCAATCACGATACGCCATTTTTAAATGGAATTGATGCTTCTTTCGTGGACACACTAATGATACTAAAAACACAGATACGATATGACATGACAAACCACATCATCGTACAACCTTACCAAACAATTACTCAGGATTGCGGGATCATCATAAAGTTCATAGTTGACTGGATGGCTACATCGCCAAACAATATTCAAATCACAATAATGAATCCTGGCGCGACTCTTGCGATCGGGTTTGTCGTTGGTCTTTGTGAGCAATTAAATCCAAACAAACTATCAAAACTTATAATCACACAAGCGAAAATCAGCGAACAGACCGAGCTGAGAAATAAGGTAGACAAAACATTATTCAAAAAAATCGAATTTGAAAAGGTAGTATCATCCGTATAATCGTATAATAACAATAATAACAATAATAACAATAATAAAAACATTATAAACAAACAAATAAACATTAAAATAAAAACATAATACTTTTTTATTTTTTTATAAAAAAATATTATTATAAAAATTGAAATAAAACAATATAGATATAATAATATAATAATTAATAGTTAGCTCTGATCGCTTCTAATGACGCAACAACCGAATTGGACGAAGAAGGCGGCATCAAAGATTGTTGGTATTCAATTTAGCGTACTATCACCCGAAGAAATCCGAAAATGTTCAGTTGCAGAAATAACGAGTCGAGATACGTATTCGAATAATATCCCGGTAATCGGTGGAATGTTTGATCCGCGTCTAGGAGTTTTGGAGCCCGGTCTCAAATGTCCTACGGACGGTTTGGATTATATTAAAACGCCCGGATATTTCGGACACATTGAATTGGCAAAACCCGTATTTTACTATCAATACCTTCCCACTATTATCAAAATGTTGAAATGTGTATGCATCAAGTGCAGCAAGCTGCTCGTTAACAAGGAATCAAATAAAGAATGCATGGACATGAAACCCGATGAACGATGGAGCTACGTTCACCATTTGGCAAGTAAAGTCAAACGCTGTGGCGACGACACACAAGACGGATGCGGCTGTCTCGTCCCTAAAAAAATCAAAAAAGAAAATCTGGCCACACTTTATGCAGAATGGGATGGCGACGCAGATGAGGGGGGTACTACTACTACTACTGAATCTGGATCAAAAGAAAAACTAAATATGAAGATGACGCCGGAGGTTGTCTTGAAAATATTTAAAAGAATCTCTGACCAGGATGTTGCATTCATGGGATTCAGTCCAAAATTTTCAAGACCGGATTGGTTTATTTGCCAAGTGCTCGCAATTCCTCCGCCCGCTGTTCGTCCGTCCATTAAAATGGACGGCAATCAGCGCAGCGAAGACGACATCAGTCACACCATTGTGAATATTATCAAGGCGAACAAAACGCTGCTTGAAAAAATGAATGAGCCGTCTGTGAATGCCACAATTATCGATGACTGGCAAAGTTTACTGCAATACTTTATCGCGACTCAGGTTGATAATAATATTCCATCGTGTGCTCCCGTTGCGCAGCGGTCCGGTCGTCCTTTAAAATCGATTAAAGAACGGCTGAATGGAAAGATGGGGCGCGTAAGAGGGAATCTCATGGGAAAACGTGTTGACTTTTCGGCCAGGTCCGTCATTACACCTGATCCCAATTTGTCGATTCGAGAACTCGGAGTGCCTAAAAAAATCGCCATGAACATTACCAAACCGGTTGTTGTGAATAATCGGAATCGCGACTTTCTGCAGCAACTGGTTTTAAACGGACCCGATGTGTATCCTGGTGCGAATATTTTGGAGAAGAAAACCGGCGGAGACATTTCGCTGAGGTACATGGATCGAAGCACAATTGTTCTTGAAAATGGCGACGTGGTGCACCGTCACATGATGGATGGCGACGGCATCTTGTTTAACCGTCAACCCACTCTTCACAGAATGAGCATGATGTGTCACATTGTCCGGGTCATGCAGCAGGGCGACACATTTCGCATGAATATTGGTGATACGAAGCCGTACAATGCCGATTTTGATGGTGATGAGATGAACTTGCACATGCCGCAAGACGATGAGGCGGAAGCTGAGCTCAAAGGTCTTGCTGCCGTTCCTTATCAAATCATCAGTCCCGCAAAGAACAATTCAATCATCGGTATTTTTCAGGACTCGCTGCTTGGAGTGTACCAGTTTACGCGAGGCGGACTTCCGGGATTTGATGCGCGCATGGCGATGAATCTGCTGATGGGATACAAGAATGTGAACCCGTCGCTGTTTAGTGACCCAACAAAAAAAATCACGAATTTTGAAATCTTGTCTCAGATTCTGCCGCCGCTCAGCATGAAATATAAAACCAAACAATTTGGAGATAAGGACGATTATGCGACGTCGAATAACGTGCTTGAAATTCAAGACGGAGAAATGCTGCGCGGGCAAATGGATAGCGGCGTTTTGGCATCGAGTACGAGTGGCATGATTCAGCGCATTTGCAACGATTTTGGAAACCTTGCATCTGCGAATTTCATCGACGACCTGCAAAACATTATTACGGAATACATGAAGACATCTGCGTACAGTGTTGGAATCAGCGACTTGATTTCGGATAAGAAGACGACCGAGAAAATCATCGATTCGATCAAGACGAAAAAGCTGGAAGTGAAGACCATTATGGACAACATTCACATTGGAACATTTGAAAACAAATCTGGGCGCACAAACGAGGAAGAATTCGAATTGCAGGTTACGAATATTTTGAACAAGGCAAACGGCGAAGCTGGTGACATTGGTCTCAAGAGTTTGAGCAAGACCAACCGCTTTATTACAATGGTGAATGCGGGTTCAAAAGGCAGCAAGGTGAATATTGCTCAAATGATTTGCCTGGTGGGTCAGCAGACCATTGATGGTAAGCGTGTGCCGTATGGATTCGACAGCCGAACGCTGCCGCACTATTCCAAATACGATGACAGCCCTGCAGCGCGCGGCTTCGTCGAGAATTCGTTTATTGCCGGTCTGACACCATCGGAGGTGTTCTTTCACGCTATGGGTGGTCGTGTTGGTTTGATTGATACCGCCGTTAAAACGTCGCAAACAGGATATATTCAGCGCCGCTTGATCAAGGGTATGGAAGACATCAAGGTAGAATATGATATGACGGTTCGAAACAATAAGAATCGCATTGTTCAGTTCAGTTACGGCGAGGACGGCATTGACACGGTGAAAATTGAACACTCGACTATGAATTTCATTGGAATGACACCCGACGAATTGTACGCGCACTTTTACGTTCCGGTCAGCGGCGACTCTGAAACCAACAGTGAACTCAAAGCCATCTTTTCAAAGACCGCGTTCAGCCGTATGAAGAAGCAGCAAAAGTTGTGCGATGAAAAATCCAAGAAATACACGGAATATTTGATGAAAATGCGGGAAGACATTGTCGTGAAAGTATTTAAAAATAAGAATACAAAGGACGCTTATTTGCCTCTGTCCTTTTCACACATTGTTGCGAATGTTGCGGGGATGCAAAAAATCAATAAGAATTCGGAAGTCGACGTCACTCCTTTGGAAGCGTTTATTATTCTGGAAGAAACGTATGCGCGATTCGAGCAACTCGAATATGCCCCGCCCACCGATCTGTTCAAAGTCATGTATTATTATTCGCTTACACCGCGCGATTTGCTGATGGTGAAGCGGTTCAATCGGAAGGCGCTTGTAGCTTTGGCGGAAATGATGGTTCTCATGTACAAGCGCGCAATTGTTGCGCCGGGTGAAATGGTTGGCATGATTGCTGCTCAGAGTATTGGTGAACCGACAACACAGCTGACTCTAAACAGCGTGGCATATGATACCGAGTTATTACTGCGCGTAAATAATGCCATTCAAGTTGTTAAAATCGGCGAGTATATTGATAACTATATTCCGAAAGCGGCTAAAAGCGAGGATCATCCGAATAATACAAAATTGGTATATGTGAATGATGACGAGGAAGTGTATGTTCCATCGGTTGACGAAGACGGAAACACGAGCTGGAAGCGTGTAGAGGCGCTTACACGCCATCCCGTTGTAAATTTGGATGGAACGAATACGGTGCTGCGTGTGACTACCAAAGACGGTCGTTCAGTCATTGCCACCAAAGCCAAGTCGTTCTTGACAATTGACGATAATAATAAACTGGTGGCAACCAACGGCTCGGAACTCAAAGTTGGTGATTATCTTCCTGTGAATATTCGCGCATTTGAAATGCCGGAAAGCGTGCGTGATTTTGACCTGTCTACCATTCTTAAAAAATCAGAATACGCGTTTGGAAGTGAAATGCATAAAGCGCTTTCGTATTCTAGTGAACGTTACTGGTGGTCGAAACATGCAAATGTCGATTTTACAGTTCCGTACAATAGAAGCGACACATTCTTGGAAGCGATGAAGACAGAACCACATGTTGACAAGAAGACCGGTAATGTTGCATCTGCGCGCCAAGTATTCATTAACGGAATTATTTACCCGAAAAAGCGGTTCATCGGTGGAGGCAATATCCCAGAACATATTCCGCTTGATTTCGATTTCGGATACTTGATTGGAGCGTATTGCGCAGAAGGGTGCACCACGCGCACGCAAATTTCAATTGCAAACAATTGTCGCGAATTCTTTGCACCGATTGAACGTTTGATGGAAAAATGGAAAATTACAACCAAGTTTTACATTCAAAATAATAAAAACGGCGAAGGGTGGACATCGTCTGATCTGAGAATCTATTCCATCGTTCTCACCGACATTCTGAATATTCTATGCGGAAAGGGATCGCCAAATAAATGCGTGAATTATCTCCTGTTTAACAGCAATAAAGAATTTATGAGGGGTCTAATCAGTGCATACTTTGCAGGGGATGGATGTATAAGTAAAAAATCTTGTGGAATAACTGCATACAGTGTATCAAGAACTTTATTAGAAAATATTCAGTCAATTCTATGTTACTGGTTTGGAATATATACGAAAATCAAAACAAATAAGCTTCAACTAACTAATAATATTGGATCCAAAAATATTTTGCAAGGATACACTCTGAGTATAAAATCCGACGGTGCAAAAATATTTGCAAATGAAATTCCAATGTTAATTGGATACAAACAAGAACGACTTGACCAGTTTAAATTACAATATTTAGAATTACAGTCACTGTCAACAGAAACAAGTGATATAATTCCAAAATTTACAGATAAATACGGAGATGTTCATACTAAAATAAATCGCAGTAAACTTCTTGAAAAATTTAATGTTCCATTCAAAGATGTTCGTTTTGATGAAATTGTAACCATTGAAGAAATACCAAATCCGACAGAATGGGTCTATGACCTAACTGTAGAAATTACAAGGACATTTTCGGTATTAAATGGTGCAATTTTTAACGATACTTTTCATTTATCAGGTGACGCTTCCAAGTCACAAGTTACTCGTGGTCTTCCGCGAATTGAGGAGCTGCTGTCATTATCGGAGAATACGAAGAATCCTTCGACTACCATTTATTTGAAGCCGAGCGACGAGTCGAACAAGGATGCGGCTGCGGAAATGATTCCATTTATCGAGCTGACGCGATTGGAGGATATTGTGAAGAGCGTGGAGATTTGTTTTGACCCGAGCGATAGTCCGAATGAGACGAAGATTACGGCAGACAAGTTGATTTTAGCGCAATACGCGGAGTTTCAAAAAATGTTGAAAGAGGTTGGGGGCGAAGATGAGACAGAATGTGAGCGGGAGCGGTCGAAATGGATTTTGCGAATGGAGATGGATCGCGAATCCATGTATGAGAAGCGGGTTACGATGGATGACGTGCATTTTGCGATCAAAGCGGTGTATTCGAAAAACGACAAGAGCGAAGTGTCGTGCATTTATTCGGATTATAATAGCGACAATTTGGTGTTTCGGATAAGGTTGGATTTCCAGAAGAAGGAGAAAGATCCAAAGACGCTGGACCAGACGGATAAGATTTACCAGCTGAAGACGTTTCAGGATGCGTTAATGAAGAATATTATATTGAGGGGGATCAAGGGGATTAAAACGGTGCTTGCTCGAAAAGTTGTGGATTTGGTTGCGAAGGAAAACAACACGTTTCGAAAGAAGGAGACGTGGGTACTAGATGCGGTGGGCTCGAATTTTATGGAGATTCTATCGCTGCAGAATATTGACGCTAAACGAACGATTAGCAATGACATTCAGGAGATTAACCGGGTGCTTGGAATTGAAGCTGCGAGACAGGCGCTGTTTAATGAGCTGTATGAAGCATTTGATACCACGTATATTAATCACCACCACATTAGTTTGCTGTGCGATCGAATGACGTGCAAATCGGATATGGTTTCGATTTTCAGGCACGGAATTAATAATGACGATATTGGACCGATTGCCAAAGCGTCGTTTGAGGAGACGCCGGAGATGTTTTTAAAGGCGGCGCGACATGCAGAGCTTGACCAGATGCGCGGTGTTTCTGCGAATGTAATGTGCGGTCAAGAAGGGTTTTACGGAACGAATGCGTTCAAGGTGATGCTGGATATGGGCCAAATTATGAAGATGGGACAGGTTGCCACAGCGGATAAAACGGTGGAAGAAGAGAAGGAAGCCGTGCTGCAAGGGTTTATGGACAAGATTGCGGCGGAAGATCCGCTGAATCCGTGCAGCAAGAACAAGTTGACGATACAAAGCACGCTGGATAAAGTACAGGGATCGAATCTCGGTTCAGTTGATCCGGATTATGACATGGGATTTTAATAAAGAATGTAATAAAGAATGTGATAAAGAATGCAATAAAGAATGCAATAAAGAATGTGTAAAGAATCGTATAAGTAATACATTTTATAAATTTTGATAAATTTTGATAAAGTGTAAAAAAAATAAATAAAAATATTTCAAATTTTTTATTTATTTAGATAACAAAATAACTATATGGTATATAATCTAATCACTATATTCTACCGCTTCGCTTAGTTCTTCGTCATCATCATCAGTATCTATAAATTCCTCGCCTTCACTGGTATAGTAACTCTTGTATTCAATGTAGTCATTCGTCGTGATTGCGCGTTTATTTTCAGAAATATAGTTCGACACATCCGCATCCAATAACAACATTTCGTTATCTTTTAAATTATAGCTAATAGAATCGAATGTCAAATACTTATTCGGATGCAACATGTACGCGCGTATGCGCCTGTAACGCAGCAGTTCATCTGCGAGTCGAATATAATAATTGTGTTCGTTATCGGAATCGTCGACCAAGTTGCGTTTGGGAATATAAAGCCCACACACGGCGGCGTCATCGATGGAAAAACAATAAGCGAGTTTTTTGCACGATGACCCGCGTTCGGTAACACAACTCAAAGCGGATTTCTGTTCGTAAATATTTTTTAATACGGAAGGATCCATTTCAGCAAATTGAATGTGGCGTCGTCCCAGCGCGATTAACATTTTTTTCATTTCTGCCAGTTTTTTGATGTATGCGTTATATTGTTGTTGAATATCGTTTTCTTGTCCGTCGGCTCGGCGCCTGTTGTAAATGAGCGCTTCAATCGAATTTCTGACTTCCATATTTTCAAAGCCGTTCAGCTGAATTCGGATAATATTTCGAAATGCATTATAAAAATTAGTTTCAAGACGAATTTTTTCGACATCATTTATTCTCTCTACATCCCTCTTGAAAACAAACCCCGAGCGATTCATTTGCGGAATCAGGGACATGTCAATGTTTACACTGTTGCCAAGTTCAACATGTTTTAAATTGTCCCCGTCGTCTTTGAAAGGGACCGGATCGCTGATTGGCATGAATTGGTTGGTTTCTGTCATGAAACCAATCACGCGTTCATTCTCGACAACTTTTAATTTAAAAGCGCACGGCAATTCGCCTTTTGATTTTTTATGAACGAGGAGTGCGAATTCTTTTGTGTGCTTGTATGTTTTCCAAATGGTGGGCGTCTGATTTACAAAGAGCATTTCGAATCGGCGGTTGATTGCGGACGGATTGCAAAGAATGTTCCCGGCAATTGAGCGCATTTTTTCATTGTACATTATATTAAAAGTAATTTGCATTCCAATGGTCTTCCCCGAAAAATCCACAATTTGTTTTATATCTTCATCTCGAATTTGAGCGGAGGGCGTGGCTTTACTTTTAAGTATTTGAACAATTTCGTCGAATGGTTTATTTTGAACGATGGATTTTACGAGCTGGGCCGGCTTACACGTGGATTCAAAAAATGTTTGAATTTTTTTAAGGGCCGTTTTCAGCGTCTTGTCCATTTTCGAAGAATTGACGGATGAAAATAAAACGGTACTTACAATGTCGCGTCTTGACGTGTACAAGTAGGTGTAAAGCGGTTCATAATAACCTTCATATTTTACAATGATTACATTTACCCTTCTGGATTCAAAAGTGGAATTGGAATAGTGATTTGTGGGGCATATAATGCTGACTTCATCTTTATTATCGGTAAGCTCTAAAATAATTAAATTCAGCCCTTCTTCGTGAATGGGTGGTTGACGTTTTTCTTGTTGTTCGCCCTTTTTGTATTCTGACCATAAAACCGAATCGGTAATATAATCCCACAAGTACGTGTAGTCAATTGCAACGTCGTCGTTGGATAAATAGCGTATGAAATTCTCGAAGGACATGATCAGCGTTTTAAAAAATACTACTCTGTTGTCTTCGTCATCCTCAAAATTGGAACCAGTGTTGTCGCCTGGAAATATTTGTTTGAACAAGCGCGTGTCGCGATATTTGAGCAAGTGGTCTTTATCAATATATTCAAATTTTTTAAATGTTTCCACGAGAGTTCCGTTTTGGTAGGATGCAAACCGGTCAAGTGAAAGGCGCGGAATTAGCACTTGATGCTTGAATTCAGTTGCAGACAGTGACTGATTTGAGAGAGAATTATAGACGCTTGCAATGCAAGAAATAAAACATTGATTGTAATTCGAATCTTTATTTTCGAGAACGCCCATGCGCAGCACGCATATTTCATCTTCGACCAACATGTCACCCTTTGTTGATTTGCATTTCCTGCTGTAATTTTCATCTTCAAACAAGAAGAGCTGGAGAGAAAGCGGTAAAAACCCGAGATTATTTTGTTGGAGAGGAAATGCAGAATCCGGTTTTGAAACGTATAAATTTGTTTTTGATTTCTTCTTTTTTTGTTTTGCGGGTTCTTCTTCCACTTTTTCCACTTTTTCTACATTACTTGCTGATTCTTGTACTTCTAGTTGTGTTTTAACTTCGGTCGGAACTGGTGGTGCAGCAGTTGTTTTGGCTTTCCCTTTTTTGCACTCTTCAATGACCCCCTCTTCTTTATCAAAGAGATGGTAATCTTTCAAATCGTCGCTATCTTTGCCTTTAATTCCTGTAAAACAGCATGGTAAACATTTTCCAGATTTTGTCTTGAGTGTTTTTAAAAATCCTGGCAAATAAGGTGTATATTTCCCCGTTTTAAAATGTTCTAAAGGCGACGTGAGATCAATAATGAATTTTTCTTTATTATCAGGATTATACGCCTCTTCTTTGGTGACAATATTTTTATGCAATTTTTTCTCGTCAATTTCTTTTTGAGAGACGGACCGCTCTTCAGGAACGTTCCAATAGCGCGGGCAAATATAATAATGTTTATTTTGACCTTCCAACTCGGGATCCTCATTATTTTCGCTGCTGTATTCTAAAGGCACGCCATAATAAGACGGCTGGCCAATTTTTTCATCATACGTATTTATTTTATCCAATTCTTCCTTTGTCAAAATAATTGGCTGGCGTCTTGCGCTCCACCCGCATTTCGTGGCATATCCTGCAGTTTCTTTGAATAGCGAAGGTTCCATATTTTTCAAGCGTTTATAAACTGGATTGGACTCGAATGCTCCGCCAAAATATTCATTGTCTTCTTCTTCTTGTTCTTCTTCTTGTTCTTCTTCTTGTTCTTTTTCTTGTTTTTCTTTTTCGCCGCCCAGTAAATCAAAATTTCCAATGTCTTCTTCTTCCTCTTCTTCTGCTTCTTCTTCTACTTCTTCTATAGCTGCTTCTTCTTTTAGTGCTTTTATAGCTGGTTCTTCTATAGTTGCTTCTTCTTTCTTCTCTGCTTCTACTTCTACTTTCTTCTCTGCTGCTATTACTGCTTCTTCTATAGCTGGTTCTTCTTTCTTCTCAATGACTTCTTCTTCTTTCTTCTCAATGACTTCTTCTTCTTTCTTCTCATCTACCTTTCTAGCGACTTTTACTTCTTCTTTATTTTCTGCTGCTGCTACTATTGCCGTTTTTGAAACGGAACTAGAAGAAGACGAAGATATATCACACAATTGTTTTACCAACTGCGCAGGCATGTATTTTTCATCGTTTCCAAATATGTGAAGTAAAGAATCAATGTAGATTCGAATCGGATTTAGGGTGTATATATTATTAATGCCGGTTATTTTGATGGTTATTTTATTCTTCGCGTCACCCAAACTTTTAATCATGTGAGTTTTAAATCCGGGAAATTTTCTAACATATATCTTTTTCGGCATTTGTTTTTTTTGCAATACTTTACTGTACTTGCCTTCAAAATTCGTTTTGAATTCGTCGTAACTTTGTTCCGCCACCCGTTTCGTGACCAGTAAATTTTTAACAAGTAAACCAACAACCTGTTTTTTTTCACGAAACCCCATATTATAAAGCGACTCAATGTACGCTAATCGCATGACACCTTCGTCGAAATTTGGCACGCGAACGTATTGCATGCTTACACCCTTTTCTTCCGAATTCCAATTATTTTCTGTTACTTTCATTACGCTGGACATGCATCCGTAGAAACGACTCCAAATCAGCGGTTCCGTATTATTGAGTTTGGATATGAGCAAGTATTCCATATTTTGTATTACCACATTATCATCATACATGGAATAAAAATCGCGCATCTTATAACCGTTTTGATTTAAAAAGTCAATTACCAACCTCAAATGCGGCGAAACTGCGGCGCGGATCATCTCATCAATTGCGTCTTCCGCATACGCATTTTTAAATGTTGCGTGAATAAAAATGTGTCCCAGTTCATCGAATTCGCAAATAAATGCAATTTTTTCACTGTTTCTTATACCATATTGTCTCTCCAACTTATCATATATAATGTATATGCTTACACGCGTGTTCGAATGGTGTTGTTGCTGTTGCTGTTGCCGTTGTTGCTGTTTCTTTTGTTTCTTCATGTTTGCAAACGTCGCCATTTTCTTTGATATTTGTTGAATGTCATAAATCTTATTTGAATCGGACTGATACTGAATAAGCAAGTAGGGTATTTTTTTACCGCCCTTTGTCTGATTTTTTGTGTACATTCTCAAGATTGCGTCCTGAAACGGCGGATTGTATTTGACGAGTTGACACTGTTCGGTCGCGTGAAATAACTTGAACAATAGTTCCAGCGGAAAATTAAAATCACTTTCAGGCAACAATTCAAGGTCTACTCCAATAATGCCCGCCTCTTCGTTCTTCAATTTAGGTTTGCTTGACTGTTCGAAAATATCATAAAATAATCGTATTTGGTTGATATTCATTTTAAATTCTGCTGAATTTAATAATTCTGCAGTTCTTTCATCCAATTTTATTTTTGACGATTCTGATTCCAATTCGCTTAACGATTTTATTCCTTCGGCATATAGTAGCGGATAATACGTTTTGATAAGCGCTTCTGCTTGTACTTCTGTTTCCGCTTCTGCTTGTGCTTGTAACACATCCCTCGCAAAACACGCAAATAATGTGTTGTGAACTATATTTCGTGTATCCAACAGTAGTTCTAAACTGTTCATTTTTGATTTTATTTTTGAAATCTCTCTTTCGCTAGTTTTAAAAAAAAATGGATTTACATATGCGCTTGCAGGTATGCTCTGCCCAATCGAAACGTCTTTAAATAGCGCGCTTGCATTTAATTTCTTCAGTGTTGTAAAAACATCTTTTACAGCGTTTGGATCTATGGGTTCTCCACCGTCGTTGCTATAACCCATCAAATAATTCTTTAAAAATTCCGAATCTTTGCCTTGTTTTTCGCCTCGTTTTTCGCCCGGTTCGGCCAATTCGGTCATTTTATGGTATATTTCATTTGAATCAAATGTAATCGGCGTTTTTGAAAATAAATACATTTCGTCATATGCGTAATCAGGTAATTCGGATTCAGATTCAGGCCCGCGTTCAAGAAGTGATTTGATTGCCATCATGATTTTCCGTTTGACAACATCAATCGTATCATCCGAATATATTTTGAAATCAATAATGTGCACTTGAATGTTATATGTTGCAATATTTTTCAATTCCATTTTGCTAAAAATGTTTTCAAATAATTTCGAATTTGAACCATTTTCAATATATTCATTGTACAACTGTGTTAAAGATGTTTCCTTTTTTGATATTATAAGTTCATTAGAACCATAAAAAACAAGAATGCACTTGGGTACGCCACCAGGCACGGCACTATTCCCATTCAATATACTGCATTTATATATCTCTTCTATTGGATTCGTTTTTTTAGACATAATAAATATTTATTTGAATTATTTGAATTATTTGAATTAATACAATTACTTAATTTTTAGTAGATATATATATTAAATATAATTTAATCATAAATAATTACATTTAATTATATTTTATGATAAATAACAAACAATAATTATTTAATATATTTACATATATTATATTTTTAAAATGTCGATTCCCACTTCTGTTCCTGATTCTGTTATACCCAATTTTGACCAGGTTTTAACCGGTGATGTGAAAATTAGGAAAATATGTCATGATAGTAATGATGATTATAAAATAACCTTTAGCAAAAAACATATTAGCAAAGTTTTAATGTATCAAGTTTGGTCTAGTGTATCAGATTTCACAAATAAGGAACGAATCGTGTTTCGTATTAAAGCAAAAAAATGGGTTCGATATTTTTTCCCCAATCCACCTCCCGTCGATCCTTTTACACCCACAACTGTTATGGAACTTGATCACGGCGAATGCCCTTTTCATAAAAATAATAAAAATGGGTGCAAACACGTTTTCTCTATTACTAATGCTAAAGTTAATAAACGTGGTGAGGTTGTTTTTTATGTATCGTCAAAAGCTATCGACAGTTCAAATACTAATACATTAAGCGAAACAGTAAAATTATTAAAAAAAATACCCACAGGTTCGTTTCATAATGCCCGATTTGATATTGATCAGATTGCAACTCCAATTTCAAAATGTATAAGTGCTTGTCAAGCTAAATATTCATTTCAATATTGCGCTACTAACTGCGCAAAAACTGTCACCGGTAAAATAATAACATTATTATGATTCAATTAAATCATTTATAAAACGGATTTTCGTCAATGCGCGTTCCGCAGTACTGAACCGGAGATTTTGCATAATCAACCGGTTCATAAATTCCCGATTTCTTTGCAGATTCAAGCAAGAATTTAAAATTGTCCCAGAATTCTTCCTTGTGACCAATGCTCGCAGTCATCAAATGCGCAAGTTCGTGAATGGCTACAAATGTCAGCGTGCTCAAGTCGATTAGCCGCGTACCTTCTTTATCTTCATTCAAACAAAACGCCATTTTTTCCCCCTTGTTTTCGCTATATGCGGTGTGTTCGCTGGTGGGAAGCGTTTCGCTTATTTTATATGGGTTAAAATTTTCAACCAGGCGCTTTACTGCAGGATTGGATGCGTGCTTTGAATTCATGTGGTCGACTAAACGTTTCATTTTTTTTGTTGCTTCCGCTAGCAAATCTGCCGCCAATTCAACCTTGCTTCGCTCTCTTACGCAATACGTGTTTCCATCCACCTTTGAAATAATGCACCTTAAATTGAAGGAATCCGAATCCTTATATATTTTAATTCCAAATAATACCATCAATGTAACGAGCAATATCCCAAAATAATTAATTTTCATTTTTATAATTATTTATATATTATTATAAATTTAATAAATTATTTATATACTATAATAAAATAATATAAAATTCATAAATAATAATTTATTAAATTTATAATAATATATAAATAATTATTTATAATATATTAATTATTATAATAAATAATAAATAATTAAATAATTAATAATTTAATTTACATTATATGAATTTAGATTCGAATATAATTCAAAAAACAATACAGTCATTATTAACGGATGTAACACCAAAAGTTTTAACGACGTCAAGTATTCCCGATATTTCTGAATTAAGTACAATAAGCACAAGTGCGAGCGCATATGAACAACAAGAACAAGATGACTCAGAAGAAAATGATAAAGAAAAAAAACCTCATAAAAAACGTAAATCTCACCACCATGCAATATCCGTATTGTATGAAAAAATGAATGCTGCCAATGTTGAAATGAATACTCAAAAAAATGCCGGATGTTTTAAATATCAAGAAACCGTCGTTGATGTTCAGTCGCAAGTGCCTCGTCCCAAATCATTGTCCAACACATATCTTACGAGAGAAATGACCGACTACATAAAAACGGAATCAAAGAAAATTCTAACATTCGAATGTACAATTAACAATCGAACCATCCATTTGATTTTTATCATTTTCAAAAATAATAATTTTGAAAGGATTTCATACTATAAAACGTATGCGCATCGCGTATACATGTGGCTATCCATGATCTCTAAAAAATCCACGTGCGTTGAAACGCTTACTATATACGTATATTTAACCCCATTTAAAAAACAGCTTCCCGCGAATAAAAGCGAATCCATTGGCACTGTGCATGCAAATACTGGCTACACGTATCGATGCGAAAAAGAAAATGAAATTGTAATTTATAGAGAAGAAGAGTGGTTCAAGGTGGTTCTTCATGAAACAATGCACGCGTTTGGTAATGACTTTAGTACAGACGAAGGTTCCAGCAGTGCAATAAAGCAGCTGTTCTCTTTACCACCCGGAATAAGTATTCGAATGTCAGAAACGTATTCGGAGACATGGGCCCGAATTATGAATGTCGTGTTTCAAACGTATTTTAAAAATCCGCCATCACTTGAATCTAGAAGCGCATTGCAATTTAAAAAGAATGTTGAATTTTATCTTCATTTAGAGAGTATATTTTCTCTCTACCAGTGCATTAAAATATTGGATTTCATGGGAGTCAATTATCAGCTTCTAATTGATGATTCAGATCATTCTAAAAAAATGATTCGTTCGTTTTATAGAGAGAATACAAACGTGTTTGCATATTACGTTTTAACATCTGTATTATTAAATAATCACGACGCGTTCTTATCGTGGTGCGTGAAACATAACGGACCGGGACTCAACATGTTTAGAGTAAAAACAACGCAATCCGAGTTTATCGAATTGATTGAGTCATGTTATAAAAAAAATGAACTATTGCAAAAAATTGTAGAAACTGAAAAAAAAGTGGCGAGAGATTATCAGAAAGCAATTTCGTCGCATTCTAGTCGCGATAAAGAACTTGTTACCACGCTGCGAATGACAATTGTGGGGTTTGATTAGATTAACCACATTTCAGTATTACTTAATTATATTTCAATATTACGTAATTATATTTCAATATTGCGTAATTATATTAAGTAATATATCTCTTTGTATTATTTTTGTCTCATTTTTATTTTCGGTTGTTGGTGTAATAAAAATGAGACAAGAATAATAAAAATATTTATATTATTATATATAATATATTATTATATATAATATATTATTATATATAATATATTATTATATATTATATATTACTATTTTACATTATTAAATGAATCAGAGCGATGAAAATCTACAAAATTTAACATTAGATGAACTAATAGCGTATGTACAAGAACTAAGACGTGAAGATGAACAACGACAAGTGGTTCTACAGGAACAACAAGCACGAGAAGAAGCGCGATTGTTGGCTTTGGAAGCAGAAGCTCGACAATTACGAGAACAACGGCAACGAGAACTTGCGGAATTAGAACAACGTACTATGCAACAAGAAGCAAATTTTCAACAGCAATTAGCCGCACTACAGCAACAGAACCAGCAACTGCAACAGCAACTAATACAGTTACAGCAAGCGCCAGCAACACCACCAACAGTGCGGCGACCACCACAACAGCAATCGCAACGTGAATTCCCGCACCCGCCACCGCCACCTTTCAATTTGCCAAGACAACTAGATCCTTCGACAGGGGCGGGCGGTCATAGGGGGCAACCACCTCAAGGTGATACGACGAAAATGAATAAGGTTAATAATAATACTAAAAATAATACTAAATCATATAGAAGGCAAAAAAAGAATTCGCATAGGAAAAAATCGTATAAAAGAGGACGCCGAAATAATTAATTAATGAAATGAATATAAAAATAATGATAAAGTAAATACAACTAAATAATAACAATTTTAACAAAACACAAAATATGTGTTCAATTTATAACGATCCGATATGGAAATACGAAAATGATGATGTTGATATTAACGGGTTATTTGAAATAAAAGGATTTTACATTAATCTTGATCATAGAACCGACAGGAAGCGGCATATGGAAAGTCAATTGGAATACATTCGAATGGCGGGAAATATTACAAGATTCAACGCAATTAAAAATGCAAATGGGCGTATAGGATGCAGTTTAAGTCACTTAAAGTGCATTCAATTGGCGAAAGAAGCAAACTGGGAGTCCGTTATGATTTTAGAGGATGACATTTTATTTTTATTGCCAAGCGAATTCATTGAAAATGCAAATGGTTTCTTTTCAAATAAAAATAATAAATGGGATGTGCTTCTTCTTGCAGGAAATAATTTGCCGCCATTTACAACGAATGCTGATGGATTAAGTATTCGGGTTACGCACTGTCAGACAACCACCGGATACGTTGTGAAACGCCACTACTATGACACGCTGATTTCAAATATCAAAGAAGGCATCGCGAAATTAATGAGGGAGCCGGAACATCATTATTATTTTGCAATTGATAAATATTGGCTGCAGCTTCAAAAACAAGACAGGTGGATGCTGCTAATTCCAATCATTGTCGTTCAAAAACCGGATTACAGCGATATTGAAAAAAGGCACACCGATTACCAGCGCATAATGTCAAGTGTTGACAAAGCTGAATTTAGAAAATGATTATAACCCTGCACTGCAAATCAAACTTTGTGTGCAACCTTACAAACTGTGACAAATAAAAGTCAATGGGATGCCGCAATTAATACATGGAGTAACAGTTGTATAACTATACCTATACCTGACCCTCCTTAATAAATGGGGCATTAATTACCAGTGCTACCAAACCCTCCAGTTCCTCTATCTGTTTGTACCAATTCTTCAACTTCTTGTAATTCATCTGTAACTATTTTCTCAAAAATTAATTGTGCAATTCTATCACCCGTTTTTATAATAAAATCATTTTCTCCGTGATTAAATAGAATAACTTTAATTTCACCCGTGTAGTCGCTGTCAACGACTCCGGCACCAACTTGTATTCCATGTTTTAATGTTAAACCGCTTCTTGGAGCAATTCTAGCATAGCAGAAACTTGGTACCGCTATAGAAATGCCTGTAGGAACGGCCAACCATTTTTTTGTTGGAACAATGGCATCAACAGATGAACTAATATCTAATCCTGCGCTACCCTCTGTTGCTCTTTTAGGTATAATCGCATGTGAAACAATTTTTTTAACCTGAAACATTTTATTTTATATTTTTAATATTTTTTATACTTTAATATTTTTTATACTTTAATATTTTTTATACTTTAATATTTTTTATACTTTAATATTTTTTATACTTTAATATTTTTTATACTTTAATAATCCCATGCAAAATTAGGTCTTCCCCCCCCCTCATACTCCTTCTATTAGTTCTTCTATTAGTTCTTCTATTAGTCCTTTTACGCCCTCCGAAATCCGGCGGTCCACAAATGTCACCAGAAGCCCCACATTGTCCCCCCCTCATAGTTCTTCGTTTTCTTACGCTACGATTTCGCCGATGTGTCATTATATAATACTATTATATATATAATATTATATTTTATTTCCTAAATAAAGTATTATTAATTAAATATTAAAAATATAAAAGTATGAATTAAAAGTATAAAAATGGAAAATAATATAAAAAGTGATGATAATCATGACGATAAAAGTGATGATAAACGTCACGATAAAAGTGATGATAATCATGACGATAAAAGTGATGATAAACGTCACGATAAAAGTGATGATAAAAGTGACGATAGTGTCAATATAAATAAAATCGTAATCACAATGGCAAATATGTTGAATTATCTAAATGTGTCATTGTACGAGGGACAATTCACATATAAACACGAACAGGCGCGCTTAAAAATAAACGAGATATACGATTCCGTGTCTAAAACGCCGTTGCTTGCTCCATCATTGGACGTGACTACCGAATTCTATAATAATGTAAAGTGTCTAAAAAATGTTACCGATACAGACGATCCCGAATATTATCAATACATGCGCGAACTGAGAAATTATTATATGATGGTATTATAAATTATTCAAAGATATTAATTAGATGGAGCGACTTAATTCGTGAAGCGGAGTTTATGGCGGTAAGTACCATCTGCCCTGAGCAAGGTAACGAGCTCTCCGCGTACTCCGATATACTTGCCCGTGCCTCCGATGATTGCGATTGTGAATAATTCGCCGGGTTTGAACTTGTTTTCGCCTGCACGGTAAATACCCAAACCCTGTGCGATAATTTGATGACCACTATTTAGACGGAAGACCAGCGTCCGCATGCGCATCTCTTTTTCATCATTGATGCTTAAATCAACATCAAATACTTCCTGTTGACCAACGATAATGCCGACTTTATTGCCTGACTTTCGGCGGAGGACACCTTCGAAATTGCGGGTCAGCACCAATCCATCTTGAATATGTGCGTCGATGATGGTGGGTTTGTCCTGATACAAAACGAGGTCCCATTTCTTGTCTTTTACTTTTACTTTAAATTCTGGGTTTTTCATCTTATTATTATTCTATACACTATACATATAAAATAATAACTTATAAAATTATTATTTTATTTTATAGAGACAATTATTATTTTTAATTACGAATTACATTGTAAACTGTTTGAAACGCCGGACCAATTGAATTGCGATCCACATTTATTTTTTTTAGCAAAATCAAATTTGTCACACAAGTTGGGGTAATCTGACATTTTGAAACTGGTCGTTCCAGAGCATAAATTATATGAACCAGATTTACAGGTTGTTCCATCAGAAAGCCAGTAATCGGGACAATCGGGTGTATTGGGTGGCCAGCTAACAGTGCTGTACTGCGAAGAATAAATGTTATATCCTATGAATGCGAGCAGTGCAAGAAAAACAAACACGGATATCCACAAGACAGTCATTTGGAAAGACATGATTTAACTAGTTAATTAATATATGAAATATATAATTTATTATTATATGAAATATTATTATATATTAATATTATTAAAATATTGTTATATAATAATATTAAATTAAAAAATAAAAATATTATATATAATTAAATATAATATTTAGTATTTAGTATTTCCTTCTGAAAATAATAATGAATCCAAATCATACCAATTTTCCTAAACAATTTTCAAATGGACGTATTGACATCGAAGGTCCTTCTCCGTTGACCCAGTTTGCATTATTTGATAAAATTCCCGTTTCTTCTCAATGCACTTCATTTACAGATGCCATGACTGGCAATTGGAACGACACTCCAATGTCGATGGCATTTTTTAGCGATAAAAATCTGCAGATTATACAAAACGGAATTCGAGCCGGTGTTTATAATCAAAGCGGTGGCAAATATGATATTGGGCCGCAAGATTGTGACCATTTGAAAATGATTATGCGCGCCACATATTTAGAAAGTGCAATGAATCAGCCGACCCATATCACCGAACAAATCGAATCTCTAAATAATCTGGTCTGCAACTGGTGCATTCCCCGCCTGATTGGCGAAGCGCGCGCCTATATCAACTATAAGCGCGATGTGTCAAACATGTACACGCTCATTCCTCCGCCCACGCTTTCAACCATGAAGGGAAAGACGCTGGAACTAAATCCTTGGTTCTAATAAAATACAATTGTTGTTAGTTTAAGGGATAGGAAACGGGCGTTGATTATTCTCGACAACGAGCGGATTCGGCAAAATAAATGGCAACCTATCGAAATATGCAACTTCAGGAAGTTGAATCAAATTTGGAACGACCGGTGCTTGAGGAGCTACTAAATTTGTCGAATTGATTCCAAGCAGCGCTGACTCAATGTCTACCGAATTTTTAGAGAATGCTTCTCGTGGCATGTAACTTGGTATAATGCCAACAGTTGGTAGCGCATTGTAATATGCACTCCCGTATTGTGAATTATTATATTCCGTATAACCGAATATGCGTGTATTTTGTTTTTGTTCTAAACAATAGTCGGATGATGTATTTTTATTTCGCGTAGATGCCATGCCGCCTTTTATTTTTTTTATTATAAATATAATATTGATATATTTTATAATATATTATTGATATATTATTTATTTTATAAATAATTTATTTAACTATTTATTTATTTATTTTAATAATTAAATAATTAATCATTTTTTATTTTATCAATTAAATTATTTTTTGTTTCTTCTAAAATGCGCCCATGTGTAAAAAAATCAAGTAAACATTTGTGAAATAGATCAAAATAGTCATAAGAAAATAAAAATGTAAATATTAACATGTCGCACGCGCATATGTGTTGATTCACTTTGTAACATTCGTCAATAATTTCTTTTAATTGTACACATTCATTCTCTTTTTCTTTCATATGAAAATAAAGATCCGCTATTTTTTTATTTAATGCTGCATCATCGTAACAATGCAATCCAAACGCTTGCAATATTTGGATTCTATACAAGTCATTTCGATCGTCATCATTGTCCATCATTTTATAAGTACAAATAAAATCGAAAATGTACATTTTAATTATATTTTGAAATACTTTCTTGTCTTTATTATTTTATTTTATTTTTATAATATAATTAATATTGTATTTAGTATAAAATAATATTCTCTCTATTA